CCCATTTGAGTTTTTAGTAAGTATGCTGTCTTACCTGCTGGAACAGTGTAAACAGCCATAAGGGTTTGTGCTTGATCTTCGATAATCTTCGCAGCTACAGTACCACCCATAGTTAATGACACGTCAGCATCATTATTAGTATCAACCATGTTTGCTCTAAAGATACGAGAAAATACTGTGGATCCTGTTGCACCTATATTGATTGTTTCTGATGCTGCAATGTGATTAGCATCAAGACCTTGAACTAAAACCGAAGCACCTGAGTTTTGTGTAGAAGCGACTGCAACAACACTATCGGCTGGATATGGATAAACTACAGCGCCATTGTTGCCATCCCAAATAGTACCAGCTGTTACATCACCGTCAGTCGCACCAAACTTATTGATGTGACCATAACCGTCCACAACACCTGCAGCAATTGGAATATTTGCAGACGCTCCAAAACTACTAATGATATTACCATCTTTATCTGCAAGCGCGACTACTTGTATACGGGATGTACCACTTGGAGCTTTTACTGTAAGAGTTTTATTCACCATTTTACTTTATCTGCCCAGTATGCTGCCGACATCTTGCCTTTTGCGATGTTCTTTGCATGACGAGCCTTAAAGCTGCGACGCTTGGCTTTCATAGCCTCACTTTCGCCAGCTTTGGGTTTTCCTGCTGTTTTAGCGCCTTTCTGACCAAATCGAATAGTTTTAATTTTACTTCCTACTTTAGCTACAACAATGTGGGACTTCTTTTGATGCCTGGGAGTGCGCTTTGGCTTGTTGAACCCCGAGACTCCCGCACGTTTCAGAGCGGGGTGCTTTTTTCTACCTCCCTTTCTTTTTGCGGGCACTTTTCTTTCTCTTCCCTAAAGCTACACGCTTTTTAATTAAGGACCTAGGAACAGTCTTACCTTCCTTATAGAGTTTTGCAATTCGTTTAATTGCACTAGCAAGTTGAGTACGGCGCTTACCTTTAGTACCACTAAGATACTTTTTAGGTATACGCGTTTTTTTATCCTTGGGCGGGCCTCTTCGTTTCTTCATACAATATAATCTAGATAACGAATATTTGTGCTTGTATCAAGCTTTCCGTTCTGGTCATAAGTAATGACAGTATAAATAGTATCAGTTACTTTATATCTGTTATCAGGAGCTTTTGCAACTGATTGAACCGAATAATCTTTTTCCCAATTATTAACTATGGGACTAATAGAGTTAACCTCCATTTTATCGTTTTTTAGGCGTCTTACGCTTCTTGGCTCCACGCTTAATATCATTGTCTTGCGAGTGCCCTCCTTTAATAAATGAGTTTACACGTCCCATAGCCCATCCAGCCATACCTACGCCTGCGCGAGATCCGGAAGATAAGAAGGCTCCCTGCCCTCGTCGGTATACTTTAACAAGCTGCCCTAGAGTGAACCGGGTTTTCTTTGCTTTTGCGGCGAGGGTTTTTCGGGTCGCAGCAGAAAGAGATCTAGCTGTCCTCTTCGTCCTCGTCGTCGTCTTCCTCGAGCTCTTCCTCACTGGGCTCTTCCGCTTTACTGACCGCCTTTTGCGTACCGGCATTAGGATTCTCTTTCATAAACTTTAGCAGTTCACGTCTTGTTCTAAATCTTGCAATTTCTTTACCTTCTACAGTTTTTAGAACCCAAGAGTTATTTTGAAATGTATATACCATTTTACTCTCCTTTATTAAGGTCTACGAGGTTATGGCCCCATTTGGCCCACGCAATGTGTGCGAACCAGCCAAGTACTGCTCCAATCAATAAGTCAATCATTTTTTACCTCGCTTCTTTTTCTTGAGAATTGCTGCTCGCAATGCGGGCGGCAACTTCTTCTGTTTGGCTGTTAAGCCCTTCTTAGCCATCTTTTTCTTGCCGCGCTTTTTTGCAGCTTTTGAAGGTCTACCACGCTTTTTACCGTAAGTTCCTTTACCGTAAGGCATCTAGGTTCTCATGCGCTTTCGCGTCTATGGAAGATATGAATAGTTGTCCTTCCAATTTTGTACTTCGTCTAAATAGCAATTATGCTGTTGACTCTTTACCCATGATAGTTCTTGAATGATACGATTGTACCATTGCTTATCATATTCATCGTGAGCTTTGGACATATCTTGTTTGAGTTGAGCAATTCTCACGTTAATGTACTTTTCTAAGTCTTTTTCTCTTCCACGTCTCATAGTCGTCTCTTAAAACTTTCAAGTAATGGTAATAAATCTTGCTTGTGCTCATACACAACTTCATTATTAAATAAATTTATAACTACTAAACTAAGCTCTGTTTCTGTATCGACCATTTTAGTCTCAATTCTAAACTTTGAGTTTATAAAAAGCTATAAATTTATTTAAGATTTTACATCATTTTTCTAAGTCTTTTTCTCTTCCACGTCTCATAGTCGTCTCTTAAAACTTTCAAGTAATGGTAATAAATCTTGCTTGTGCTCATACACAACTTCATTGTTAAATAAATTTATAACTACTAAACTAAGCTCTGTTTCTGTATCGACTATTTTAGTCTCAATTCTAAACTTTGACTTAATTAGGTCTATAAATTTATTTAACATTTTACATCATGTGAGAGGCGAGCAGTCCCAGTAAAAACAAAAGGGCTGCACCTCCTCCTGCTATAAGTCGGCTTTCAATTCGTGCTATGCCTTCGTCAATATCATCTAAACGATTAAAAGTAGTTTTCCATCGCTCTTCACACTGAGCTTCATGAGCAGCCATTTCTACTTCCATAACTCGTACTCTTTCGTCTATATTAGTCATTTTAGTATTGTAAGAATAAGAAACAAAGTAGGGACAAATACTACAAGACCACAAATACCGTATACAACATACATAATTAGCTGCATCATTTCGTCGTGGCGTTGACGTTCTTCTCTCTCTCTTTTCTCTCTTTCTTCCTTGGCTTGTTTTTGAAAGGCTAGCCAGTCGTCCCACATTCCTGGGCGTCCTGCCCATATCATTTGATCCTTTAAGTGCTCTTCCATCTCCTTGATCTTCTCAAGTTCCATGAAAGCTTGCATATCACTTTTGTACCCTTTTGCATTCGACTTTTTTTGCAAAGCAGTTTTTTGGTCAAAAAATTGTGCAACTACGCCGCCCATCTCATATAGGTCTTTGCCGTTACCAATTGCTTCTTTAATTACGCCGAAAGCTGCATTTGCGATCGCAAGTTCTGCGAGCATTGAAGTTCTCTAGGATTATTCCTCCTTGAGTAGTTTCTCCATTAGCTTGCCATAGTTGCCTTGGCCAAATGGCAAACCCTCACTATTGATTTGTACGTTGTTTTGAGTTCTGATGACTCCATTTTCGGCTTTTACCATTTCGGCTTGAGCCTTAATTTCATCCATTCTCATACGATGCGCCATCTGAAGTAAGTCTGCCAAGTCTTTACTTGAGTATACTCCCGTTTCTTGCGCCTCCTCTAACTTTGATTTGATGATTTCGTCAAGGGCTGTAGCAATGTTATTTTTGTTACGAAACCCCATGTCTAAGTATACAGTATCAATATACTTTTTTACTTCTCGCTTATTTAGTATATCAACAACTTTATTTTCCGGAACGGCCAAATACTCGCACACCGCACGAATATTTCCAAATTGCAAATAGCAATTTGCCACTTCCAACCCCTCTGGAGAGATTGTTGTTAATTCCTTACTCATTTTTAATTATACCTCTACACAGGTGGTTTGTCAAGATTTAAATTTCGATAGTGTTTCCATAACTTGTACGCATATTCCGCTTGTTTTGGACAATGTACGGGGTTATATGTAATATAAGACATAAACTCTTTAAGCTCCCCACTGATCTGCCATTGCTGCGGCAATTCCAAAGAACGTGACAGATCGTTCTTTGCCTTGTCCTCCTCCGAATTTATCATACCCAGTATCTCCTTGGTTTCCCCATCGCGGCTTTCCATCTACAATTCGGGGTGGAACATTTTCTGTTGGTGTTAAGGGTGCCAAGCCCCTCAGCCACAGGCCCGTTTTCTTTGACGCATCTTCTGAGTAGTTATAGGGCTGGACGTATTGGGGCTTTGGCATAAAGTCTAGTCGAGTATTTATACACCCGACCGGGTTTTCAATGCACATTTTATTTACTGGTGCTCTCCACATTTGTGTGATGAATTCCAGGGCTTCTTCTGTTTTTTCTGCTCTTCCCGGGATCTTGTTGTTCCAATGTAATCCAGAAGAAGCCAAATAGGTGCAAGGAGGGTGCAAAATAGCAAGATCCCATGAACGGTCATATAAGACATCTAGTACATCTCCTTGAATATGAGGCCCTCGAGCCTCCGTCGGCAGTAAGTCACACGAGATTGCGTCGTGCCCCATCGCGATAAAACAGTCGCGTACTGTTCCACTAAACTCACAACCTACTAATACTTTCAATTCTAACCACCGTAGATTTTAATATATCTGAGTAGGAGCCATCCTGCAACTTAACTACTAGGCGCTCACTACTTCCATTATTTAATTCCTTGGGCATTGTGCCTACTATTTCAAGTATATGGCCTTTTGTCCAATGTTTGTAAATTACTTTAATCATGTGTACCTCTGAGAAGCTAGGGTATATTGTATCTCGAAACACCACTAAAAGTCAAGATGTTTTTTTAGTTAGGGGGTAATAAAAAAGGGGCCGTAGCCCCTTGTTTCTGCCGTAGCCCCCTAAAAGTTGTATGAAACTGTCATACCAAAAGTTCTCGGAGCGTTGAAGTTGCCGTAGGTTCCTAACACATCATCTTTCTGCGGGTCGCGTCGATAGATATATGCTTCGTTTGTCAGGTTACGACTCCATAGCTGAATATCAAGATACCCATTGCCTAATTGAATATCTCCTACTTTGATACTACTATTTGCGATAGTATGGGCATCGTTCTTTGTATCGTACTGACTGAATGCATATGCAGCATCAGTATATGTGACGTCAATGTGAGCACTTAAAGAAAACTTATCAAAGTATGTAGTATAGTCCAATCCTATGTTTACCACGTTCTCTGGTGTGAACACAATAAATACTTCTTGCAACTCACCGTTAAAGGGGTTAACTGTGTCAGGCACCTCTGTGCTAGTATATGTATACGCACTTGTCAATGTCAACTCTTCTGTTAGAGCAATCTCTGCATCTAGCTCGATTCCATAAATCTCTGTAGTGCCGGGAGCATTGAGCGTTTCTAGTGTATTGCGCGTTGTCTGAGTGATAGGATCGAAGTTGACTTGTGAGAAGTCAATCTGTGACCCAGTACGGTCCATCATGAAAAGAGAACTATTCAATACTAAGCGTTCACTTCTCCATTTAGCACCCAGTTCATAACTCTTTACAACTTCGGGGCCAAAACCTCGAAAGGTAAGAGAACGACTACTTGCACCGCCAGATCGGTAACCTGTAGCATACTTCGCATAAACATTCAAGTCTTCGGTTGCATCCCACGCTACAATCGCAACTGGGTCGAAACGAGACTCTTCAATGTCTAAGTCCCATTCTGCATCCAAGCCTTTCACCTTGTAGAGTTGACCAACCTTGGTATTTTGAGTATATCGACCGCCTAATGTAAAGTGTAAGAAGTTATCATAAGTGTAGGTAGTTTGTCCAAATACTCCCATACTTTCTGATTCAGCACGAGACCCTCTATCAATTCTCCAATTCTCATATGCCCAAGTATCGGGGTCGTTGATAGTATATCCGGTGAGGTCAGAGTTCCAACGATTAGTAGAGGGCGTTGCTGCCTCTTCCATTGCGTTCTCTTTGAAATAGTAGGCACCTGCAACATATTGCAATGTATCAGTATCTCCGATAATTTGAAACTCTTGACTGACTTGGTCCTGCTTCATTTGTGACAAGCTGTATCGACTAAATACTTGGTCAGGCTTAGGGGCGGGTACACGGTGAGCGCCTCCACTGTTGTCCCACTGCTCTGAGTCAAGGTCACGATATCCAGTAATAGAACGTACATCGAACCACTCTCCAGACCATGTTAGTTGGAAGGTATGTCCACTCGTCTCGTTGCCACTTGCTTGCTGAGGTACACCAATATCAGCAACTTTCATACGGTCGTTGCCTTCTACCACAATTAAGGAAGGTAAAGGCGTAAGTCCTTTATTATTAGGGTCAAAGTTGAGTAGCTGACTGTAAAAAGGAGTGTTTAAGTCAGTGCCCTGATCATACGAGTAATATGCAAGAAGATTATCTTTTTCCCACTCTGCACTGAATCGTATTCCATCGCGATCAAAGAAGTTCCATCCTTCTTGCCCCTCTAGTGGGTTGTCAATAGTGGCATCCTGATACTGACTAATGTAGTCTATCTTTGTTGCTACTCCATAGAAAGAGGGAAGGTTTAAATGGGCTTCTCTACTAAAGGAATTATAGTTGCCTGCTCCTCCTTTCACTATACCTTCTAACTGACCTGTGGGGCGACGAGTGACGATGCTCAGGGCACCACCAGAAGTGTTTCTACCGAAAAGTGTCCCCTGTGGACCACGTAGCACCTCTATTCGCTCCACATCGAGAAGAGCGGCGTTTAATCCATGCTGGCGTCCTAGATAAACTCCGTCTACATATACTCCCACTCCACTTTCTCGGGCGGGTTGGTTTGCATCAAGAGGAACAATTCCTCGAATACCGATAGTAAGGGCGGTTTGTCTTGCTTCGAAAGTTGCAACGTTTAAGCCGGGCACGGAACCGTCTCCAAAGTCGAGAAGGCTTTGCACATGGCGATCTTCAAGGTTTTGAGAAGATTGCACATTCATTGAAATTGGAGTCTCTTGAAGACTCGTCTCTCTTTTGGTTGCGGTTACAACAACTTCTTCCAGAGAAAAAGCCGGTGCTGCAAATAAAATAATGAGTAAAAGTAGGGGGTGCATTTTTGAAAACTCCTTTTCGCTTTGGGTAAATTTTTACCACAGAGCATATTATAACATAGAATTGTTGCAATTTTATGAAAACACCAAAAAAAGTTTTTTCAATTTTTCCCAAGTGGTACGTGTGGAGTGGTCTGGGCGCGCTAAATGAGAATGAGTCTCATTACCGCCCCTCCCGGCCCGGAGGGTAGCACAGACCCGGCCTGGAGGCAAGCGATTTTTTTGTGATATATTACCATAAAAAAGGTTGTACTTTTCGGCGCAAGCTGGGTTATAATGCTTGCATCGGCTGGGGGATTGGCTCTCGGCTAAAATCAAAGGTAGCACTTTATGAGCACATACACTGACAAAATGGTTGCGGCGATTCGCGCGGCGGCTCCTCTTAACCTCGCAAAAGCGAAGCAACTCGCCAGCGATTTCGGGAGCGTATCACATCGCTCCGTCATTAGCAAGGCGCAAAGCCTCGGCGTTGAATACGTCAAAGCCGCACCTGCGGCAAAGCGAGAGCGCGGCCCTACAAAGGCCGACATCCTCGCGGAGCTACGGCGCTCGCTGGCATTGCCTGAGCGTGAAGGTGATTTCACCAAAGGCGAGCTGTCCGTCATTCTGAGCAACATCGGGTGATAGCGGTTATAGGCTGGTGCGGAGCGGGGGCTATGGCCCTCGCCCCTTTCGCCATCGACACCGACGCGGGCAAGCTGGCCGCGATTGCTGGGCTGGTATTGTTAACGGTTCAAGCGCTGGACATTCGGGCGTGGAATCTGGTACTATTGAATCTGGCTGGAATTATAGGATATAGCTATGCACTACTTTTTTGATCTCGACCATACGGTCATCGACTCATCACACCGCCAGATCACGCGACCTGACGGCTCGCTTGATCTTGCGGCGTGGGTTCACAACAATACCCGCGCTAACATCATGGCAGATACTCTGCTACCGCTCGCCGCACAATGGCGAAAGGTAGATCGCAAGGGCGCGACCATCGTGATCTGCACTGCTCGCGTCATGGGTGAACATGATTACGAATATCTCCGCGCAAACGGCTTGCGTTGGGACGCCTGCCTCTCGCGTCGGCTGGGCGATAGCTCACCGGATGCGGAGCTAAAAGAGCGAATGATTCGCAAATACGCGCAGGCTCGGCCTATGTCGTGGGCGCGCTTCTGCGCAACAACCGTCTTTTTTGATGACAACAAAAACGTGCTCGAAATGCTTGCGCGCATTGGCATAAAAGCCTATAATTCAATCTCACTCAACGAAAGGTTATCAGCATGATGAGCAAAAACGTAATCGCGGTACTCGACACGGAAACAGTTGGCCTAGAGGGTCACGTTTATGATATCGCGTGGTGTATCACTGACAAGCGCGGCAACATCGCTTGTGAGCGTAACTGGCTGGTGCAGGAAAACTTTACCGACCCCACCAAAATGATGGGCGCATTCTATGCGGGCAAAACCTTTACCCACTACGCTCCAATGTTGCAGGCGGGCACGATCACAATGCGCCCGTGGGCTGAAATTCTCGGCGCGTTGCGAGCCGATTTTCTCTGCTACGGTGTGCAGACCGTTTCGGCTTACAATGCCGGTTTCGATCTGCGCGTGATCGACCAGACCCACGGCGATTTGACCGGCGCGGATTTTGACCTTTTTGACGGCTTGCAGATTCTCGACATCTGGCAATTTGCCTGCGAGACTAAACTGCAACAAAAAAGCTACGCGCGCATCGCTCGCGCTCTCGGCTGGGTTTCTCCTGCTGGCAATATCAAGACCGGCGCGGAGTTTGCTTACCGTTTCGTTTGCGGCGATCACTCGTTTATCGAGGATCACACTGCGCTTTCTGACGCGCAAATCGAGGTTGCGATTTTGGCGGAGTGTTTCCGACAGAAAAAATCTGTCCCGTATGGCGTGATAAACGCGCAACCGTGGCGGCTGGTAAATCCGACCGCTGGCGAGGATGCCAACGTGCACGGGAGTAAGGTAGCATGAGATATTTAGCACTGGCCTATCTGGTCTATTCTGTCACCACGGATCTAGCGATCTGGGGAGGCGCGCTCTACTACTTTTTCGGAGGATGAACCCATGAAAAAATTGCAAGCAAAACTAAACCGACTCGCTGAGAATTTAAACTCTCCGGTTGCGGTAATTTTAGAAGGGCGCGACACTGCCGGAAAATCCTCTACCATTCGAGAATTAACACACTACCTACCACCCGACCTCTACAGCGTTTGCCTATCTCACAAGCCCAGCAAACGCGCAATGGCGGCATGGCTGGGATACTGGGAAACCAAACTACCGAAGCAAAACCAAATTGTGTTTTTTGATCGCTCTTGGTATTCCCGCGCAATGGTGCAACATTTAAACGAATGGTGTAGCCCGAAGCAATACGAAATTTTTATGCGCGATCACAAAAACTGGGAAGCTACTCAGCCGGTGCGCTTGATTAAATTCTGGCTTTCCATTTCAGAAGACGAACAAAAACGCCGCATTGATTACCGCAAAAATTCTCCGCTCACCTACTGGAAATTTTCGGAGAATGACGAAAATGCGCTTTCACATTATGATCGAATGTCAATATTAAAAGAGCGCGTGATAGACTCCGAATGGCACACTATAGATTTTGAAAACAAAAAACGCGGAATCAAAAACCTGCTTTCTGTTTTATGCGACCAGCTAGCTAAATGAGAACCATTCTCATTTGGCCCAGGATGTTCCACGTGGAACATTCCACGCTGAAATTTTCGGAAAAATGCTTGACTTTCCGAAAATTTTGGCGCGGGGGCGCCAGTAGTAGTTCGACGACGACTTTTTTTGGTGTACCGTGCGCCAGTATAAGTGCGATTGCGATAATTGTCAAGTCTTTTTTTCACGATTGGACAAAATTTTTTTAAAATGTGTAGTCTTCGTGGCAGACCCCGTGCCCACCCTGGTAGTATACCGGCAAAGCCTGGCAATGTCAAGGATTATTTGCGGCAAGTCCCGGGATAATTTTTAAAAGCGCGCGCCGATTATACAGTAGTACGCCGACGATTGTCAAGTACTTTTTGCACGATTGCCGCAAATAAATCGATTGACTAGTCTTCGCGGGGACGGTATAATTAGAGCAAATTGTAGAAACTTGGGGCATCCCCGCGATAATTTTAGTAAATTTTAGACAATTTGAGTAAATAATTCTTGACACGTTTAGGTCGTGTGCGGCCCCCCGGAATAAAATTATGTTGGGGGTATGGCAAAAACTGTTTGACATTGATAACCGAAGCGAGTATAATATGTACCATGAATCGGAGGAACTATATGAACGATATTCAATTTGAAGCTATGCAACTGTACGCAGGTATGCGTATGGAAGGCGTGCCTAAGCTGGATGCCTTTCTATACACCATACGGTGCTTGCTTCCAGAGGAGGAGTACCCAAATGGGTATGACGACAGTGCAATCGAACTGTATTCTTGGCTAAGACAAAAGGTAAAACTAGATGTATAAGTTAAAAACCAAAGCAAAAAAACACTGGTCAGTAAGCGAACGAAGGCTCGCAAAACGAGCTATTGAATTCGCAATAGACGAACTAGATCTTGGTGTTAGCCCCGTACATATCGATATACGACTAAAGGGAGCACACGAAACTGACTTTGGAGACTCTATAGACCTGGAGTACAAAATTGTAGTGAGACTATTCAAAAGCCCTAACTGGCTTAAAACACTGTTTCACGAGCTTGAACACGTTAGGCAGTACATTTACTGCGAGCTTGAGCTAGAAACCGACCACGCTATGTGGCAAGGCACACTTTCCACCAGAGATATAAACAACTGGGACGAGTACTGGAGTGCTCCTTGGGAAGTGGCCGCAAGAGAAAAAGAAGTAGAATTATTTACAGCTTTCCAAAAAAATCTCTTGACATCATCCTCATAACGCGGTATAATATATTTTCAAAAGTGGTACTTTACTTATTTTTTTCGGGAGAATTTTTATGACTGACATGACTGCAAAGGCTTCGGCCAACTACACTCAAGAGATGGTTGAGTTCATCTCTGACCAATACACCGCTGTTCCGACTCGTGCTACCGTCGATCAGCTTGCTGAGAAGTTTAACAAGACTCCTCGTAGCATCATCGCAAAGCTTTCTGCTCTTGGCTTGTACATCAAAGCTGAGCGAGTAACTAAGCGAGGCGAGCCAGTTGTTCGCAAGGACGAGTTGGTTGCTCAGGTTCAGGCAAGTGTTGGTGTAGAGCTGCCTTCACTGGCTAAGATGACCAAAGTTGATCTTCAAAATCTTATCGACTTTTTCTCAGCAGCGTAATTATTGGGGCTTTTCGAAGCCCCCTTTATTTAAGGACTTTTAATGTATATAGTATACTGTCGAATTGGAGCTGTTGTACTCCCCTTTAACTCTTGGGAACAGTACTATGATGCCTTTCGAGAAGCAGAGTCCTTAAATAAGGCTGATTACAAATGCTACTATTTCATACGATATAAGGAGAATTTTAATGGCAAAAACATTAATCTATGACGCGGCTTTGACTCGTAAGTACAAGGCCAATGCTGCTATGGCAGGAAAGAAAGTAACTTCTCACGGTGCGTATCGTGCGAAGCGTAAGCCAAACTCACCTTTGATTCAACAAGCCGAGAGAGCAAAAGCTGCTGCAATGTTCGGCAAAGACCCGGGATTCAAGTTTGAAATCTATGGTATCGAGGTGGGGGAATGAGAGAGGACGCAATATATAATTTTTGTGGCTTTCTCTCAGTGTGTGTAATCCTATTATTTATTATAGTGAGTGCCTAAATGCATATGGTTCGAGAAATAATCGAGGTGGGCAAGTACAAGTATAAGGTCTATGATACCCGGGGCCATATAATAATAGTAACTGAAAGTGCTAGTATTGCTCAGATTTATTATGAGAGAGGAGAAGCTGAAGAGCTTCAAAGGAGAAAATATGCTGAATTACGAAGAAATGCTGGCAGTGGTGGATCGAGCGACTCAGACTCTAACGAACCCTGACGGAAGCAAATTTACATTTACAAACATTGAAGCTATGCGTACTGAGCTGTGGCATAACTGGTGTTTCAATGTTGTTCAAATTGAACAAAGTATTGATGCTATGAGACGGCAAGGGCTGCTTATAGACTACTCAGAAGGAGCAAGTAATTGATGAATGGTGGACATGACATAAAAGAAGTAGACCAAGTAACAATTCAGTTTTGTGCTAATGGAACAGTGCTTGAATTTAGTGGAAGAATTGACGGCAACTATACAACTCGTAAAGAGCTGTACTTAGTAGGAGATGAAGCTGATTTGTTTGCTCGCATCGCTGATCTACAGGTGGCACATCGTGGAGCTTAAAAGCGGTGCAGAGAATATAGCGTGGCGTCTCCGTACCTTTTGTGTGTACGAAGCTGACGTAGAAAAGTTCTTGCCTAAACTGCATATGAACAATGATGGGCTAGTCCTGGAGTACAATGAGAAGGGCACTGGGTATAAAAGATTTGAAAAAATTTCAGGGGTGAAGAAAAAAAGTTCTTGACTTTCAGTTCAAAAACCATGTATAATATCTATTCAAATGGGGGAAGCCAAGGACGCCATGAGTGTTGCTACCCACTCGCGATGAGGCAGTAAAGATCCCGGTAAAAGTTCCATGCCTATCCGGAGCCCCAACCTTATTTTTGTAAGCCGTCATGCTTACAACCAAACAATCGTTGACCTGCCTCTCCGACGGGAAAAGAGGGCATCGTTTGTAGTGCTAATGTGGGATGGCAAAGCACTTTAAAAAGTACCATCTTAGCTTTGTGCTACTGACAGCACTTTCCTTAGCCGAGGTTCTATATCGGCTCCCTCTACGCCGAAGGGTACAGTCGGTGTACGTTCAGAAGACGTATAGCTTCTGCCCAGTTACCAGTTAGTGCGATTTGTATTCTGGGTTACTAAAAACAAAAACGCGGTGGGGTTGTATTCGCGGTACGACTTCAGGTACGTGAGGAAGGTGGTGCGTATCATCTAAACTGTAGAATCCCTGCATAGAAATATGTGGGGATTTTTTTATGCCTTCAGAAAATTTTTCTTGACATTTTTTCTTAGGTGCGATATAATATACGGTTAAAAGGAGAGTTTTATGACTAATGTTTTACAATTTCCAGACAAATCGCCAAAATCGCAGCGGGTGCGCAACGAACTTTCAGTACTGGGAAATAACCTGGAAATTTGCTACGAAGCCATAGAAGAAGCAGTACAGGCTTTGAGTGAAATGGAAGAACAAATTAAGTTGTTGGAAAACAACTACAATATCAAACTGATGGAGCTGGTGGAAGAGGTAGGTTTTGCGGAAGTGACGGCAGAAGAGTTTCAATACGCAACGAATATCGGGGTCGGGGCGGGGTCTCGGCAGTTTACATTAACTTTGGAAGACGGCAAGATATTTACATTTACTATAGACGAAGGAGAACCGAAAGAGTGAGCAACTATACTCAAGAACAAACCGATTATATGGTTGAAATCTACAGTAAAAATCCGAATAGAGAAACTGTAGAAGTAATAGCAGCAAAAATGGATAAAAGTGTTAAAAGTATTATAGGAAAGCTCTCACGCGAAGGGGTTTACCGAAGAGAGAAGTATGTAAGTAAAACTGGAGAAAGTCCAATCACGAAAGCAGAACTTATTATAGCACTGGCAAATTTACTACGGATAGAAGACTATACGCTATCTGGACTAGAAAAGGCCCCGAAGCCAGTCTTGAAAAAATTAAAAGAAATTGTGGAAGAACTTGTATAATTAAGGTTTTGTGTGATTAAGAGGTTTTTTGCGTTTGGGGGAAATTGTGTTTTGTTAAGACGCAATTGTAGTAAATCAGTTTTAATGTTTAGACCCGCTTTAGTTATATTTAATTATCGGGGTCATTAGCGATTAGGTCAGAATGGAATCATGATTGAATTAGATTACGCGGGGATTTTAATAGTCAATATGCAACAACGAGCTAATCTTGTGGTTTTACCACTGGATGCTCCCTTAATTCCGCATCCGGGTAATAGCACAAATAACTCTATGCACAATGACTATTATTTGGTTAGATAGAATAGTGACTGACCTTATTGTCTATCAATTTATGATATATTTTACCACACTTTTTGCAAAAACACAACAACTATTTTTCCCAGGTATCGCTTTTAAGGACTGGGATGGAGATCTAATATGTATATACTAAAAGACGAAAAAGAAATACACGGCGTATTCAGCACTGAAAGCTACGCTATACTGGCTAGTCGATTTGTACAGGCTTCAGCCTACTCCTCTGCAATTTCGGACCTACGTATTGTACCCGTTACACTGGATACAATTCGTGGAAATGATATTCGTACTATTATGAATTTTTACGAGAGTGCCATACACGAAAAAAAGGCCCTAGGGCCCTTTTAGTAGAAAAGATAGGTCTGGAGTAAAGAACCCCGGGCCTTTTTGTACCTTACCATCAAAACGCTTAATAGGCTTACCATCCTCGCCTAGCTTGCTCATGTTGCTTTCATGTACCTCTAGAAAGCAAGCATCGAGATCAATACCAAAAGCATGACCGGCTCCGTAAACCACGTAGAGTAAATCGGTAAGTGCGTCAGCGACTTCAATAACATCTTTCGCACCCATAGCTTCATCCAACTCCTCCAGTTCTTCTCTGATAAGTTCGTGCCGGAGCGCTCTTGTCTGCGGGTCACGAAGAGTGGGGTTACTGTATACATCTTGTTCAAATGCTCGCATGAACTCTTTGACGAGTTCGAAGTTTGTTTTGTTCTGCAATTCTTTTTCTCTCCCTTGATTTTGCTGATAGTTTTGCTTTATGTTTTTTGCGCGATGGTTTTTCAAAGTATTGTTTCTCTCTAAAGTCAAACATTTTTTCACTATACATTCGTTTAAAAACCCTCAAAGCTGCGTTTATGTTATTATTCCGTACTTTTACTGACATATATTCCTGTTATAGACTACAACGAGCCTCTTTTTATGAAAAGATCATACTTCATTTCAATAAAATCACCGAAATCCGTAGTAATATAATGAGTAGTAGTTCTCCAAAGTTCGATTAGTTCTTTTTCGTACATACTTAAAAATGTTTCGAAATTCATTAAGAAGTTTCCCTTAGAAAGTACCATCCACGTTTTTGTAAATAGTGAACCTGTGATGTTATAGAAGAAAAAGTGCGAGATGGTAATAACTCTTGTAGTTGTTCCTTGTTTACAAGATAGTAATTTTTGCGCAGTATTTCACGCTCACGAACACTCCACGGTTTTCTCACATATTTTTTCATAGACATATATTATAGTGGAAAAGAGGCATAAAGTCAAGCACTATTTTTCACCAGGCCTAAAATACTTCTTGACTTTATACCCATGCTTCTGGTATAATATGGGTCATAAAAGCGAGAACCACAGCTCAAAAATTTTGAGAAAAGGAGAGACCGTTGGGTATATCAGTTGGTGAATTTGCCATTTTTATGTTCTGCATGATTGGATGCGGCGTACAATGTTGGCACCTAGGAAAAAGTACGGGTGTGGAAGCAACTGTACAGTACATGATTGATACAGGGGTTCTCGAAGTAGAAGAAGATTCGTAGAAGTAACAAACTGACGGTTGGACTCGGGTGCAACTCCCGACAGCTCCACCATAAGGAGTTTTATAATGCGTATACCAATGAAAGGTGGTGATGAGTTTGACGGACTTGATCGCAGAAGCAAGCGTTTTCTTAGATGGAGATCTGGAGAGCGAAAAGCACTCAAACGTAAGTACAATAAACGACGCAGAAAGACTTTTTATGACGGGGCTGATACAGACTCGACAGGCGTACAGTAGACTTATGGAGAATCCGTGCGGAAGCTACGTTAACGCAACAAACTTAATAAATGCCAATGATGACGTTTATACACTTGCAGCCTAATTAGGTGTGCGGGGTCCGAGGAGCCTGGCAACAGAAATCCTCATGTTAACCAAAGGAGGTTATATGCGAAAGATTATAGCAGGGTTGGCACTTCTCGGCCTCTCGGCCGGAATCAGTGCAGAAACTGTAATTAATTATGACGATGGATCGACGTATACACTCACGGACGGGCAAGAAATTTACATCAGCACTCCAAACAGTGCGTTGTTTAAGCGACAATTGATGAAGAACAAGGATACCTTTTTTAGGGTTCAAAAGCCTTGGACTTCAAGAGACTACGTTCCACAACCGCAAGATCCTTTTGCTGTAGGTAGTCACGGTTGGTGCCAAGTATACGTTCCTTGGAGCGAGGGCTATACATTTAATATGCAGGCTTTCCAACGTTTCTGTGATACTGATAATGATGGAAAATACGGATGTGGCGACGAGTTGTTCGATGCATCTGACGAAGGAGGAGTTTGCGCTCCTTAAATCCCGGGGCTACGGCCCCGTTTAATCGCACACCGAAAGGGTGCACAGAGCGTACTGAAAAGGCGCGAGAGAGAAAGATATGACAAAGCAAAATTTAATAAATATGAACGACGTTCACAAGTTCTTTTTGGGACTTGATCTTCACCCTGATTTCTTTTCTAATTCACCTATGACTGGCTATCCTCGCTACAATGTTGTGCGAGTAGGTAGTAGTGACTATCGTGTAGAGGTCGCAGTCCCGGGCTGGGATAAAGAAGATATAGAAATTACTTTGCATAAAAATGAGTTGAAAATTGAAGGAACTCAGAAGCAAGTAGCCGAGCAGGACGAGACCTATCTTTACAAAGGACTAAGCGGTAAAACTTTTTCACGGGTATTCAAGGTTGGAAACAACATTGAGCTGGATACAGCGTATATGAAGAATGGACTTCTTTGTATCGATCTTGTAGAAAATGTACCTGAAGAAGACAAGCCTAAAAGGATAGAAATCGTAAATGCAGTATGAGGTTTGGCGTAAGTTTAACACTTACGGTATATACTTACTGTCCCTATGGGCAGTTTCTGGCATTTGGTTGAGTATATCTCAATTAATAGTGTAGCTTATCAAGCCCGGGCCTTTGAAAAGTCCGGGCATTTTTAGTATGAAATATATAGAAGATATTATAATTACAATTGTTTTTATCGGGGTCGTAGCGGGGATAACAACCTCAGAGCCTAGTAAAAAGAGTTGTGATATAGTTCACGAAAGCGGAAAACCCGCACATAGGTGTGAAAAGTATTAATGGAAATAGTAGGAATCATAGCGGTATTTTCGATTGCCCCTGTAGCATTGGGAATTACTTTATATTATAGTTGGAAGGTAGCGCCTTAATGTTTGAACCTTGGTTTTATGTGTTATTACTATTTATAGTACTTGGCGCTGTTTCATGGTATTGGCCAGGAGGAGGAGAGCAATGACACCCGAAGATTCAGTAATATTATTCTCAATTTTAGCGGGATTGTTAATAGCAGGAGGAATGTGGTATGGCGATAGACAATCATCTCGAAGAGATAGATAAAACATATTTAGAACATTTAGTCGGAGCGTGGAAAGTAGCATTTATACTTTTTGTGCACGGACTTCTACCAAATATATGGAGATATAAAGCAAGTGACTTACTTTACAAAGAGACTAAACGTAGCGGTATTCGTATTGTTAATTAGTGGTTGTGAGACTGTAAAAATAGAAAGAGTAAATTGTAACCTTTCTGAGAACTGGCCTCAATGTAATGTAATTGCCTCAAAGGAGGACTAATGTATTCAGACAAGGTACTAGATCATTATGAAAATCCCAGGAATGTCGGAAAACTTGACAAAAATGATGAGGCTGTCGGAACAGGCCTCACAGGTGCTCCAGCGTGTGGAGACGTCATGCAACTTCAAATCCGAGTATCGACCGACGGAATTATTGAAGATGCTAAATTCAAAACTTACGGATGCGGCAGTGCTATTGCTTCTTCATCACTACTCACAGAATGGGTTAGAGGAAAGTCCCTTAACGAAGCGGGAAAGATCAGCAATGTCCAAATTGCTAAAGAGCTATCACTCCCGCCTGTAAAGATACACTGTAGCGTGTTGGCCGAAGACGCGATCAAAGCCGCAATCACGGATTATAGGAGCAAGCATGAATCGTGAAAGATTATATGAAGAAATTAGATCAGACGAAGGAGAAATTCTTCAAATTTATCATGACCACCTGGGCTACCCTACTATCGGTATTGGGCACTTGGTCACAACAGAAGATGAAGAGTTTGGAAAACCAACAGGTACTCACATTACGTCAGAAAGAAGCCGAGAGCTCTTCGATAGAGACGTTGAGTGTGCCATTAAGGACTGCGAACGACTTTATGGACAGTGGCACAATTGGCCAGAGGAGGTTCAACTAATCTTAGTGAACATGGCATTTAATTTAGGTGCTACTCGTTTAGCAAAATTTAAAAATATGCAGAATATGCTGTCTCAAGGCAAATGGAAAGAGGCAGCGGCAGAAGGCCGGGACTCATTATGGTATCGGCAAGTAACTAATAGAGCTGAGAGGCTTATGACAAGACTGGAGAATATTAGTAATGGAAGTAATTGATTCCACAACCCTGTACAAAGATCAAAGATTTTTTCTAAACGAACAATCTTGGGAGAAATTAGAAAAAGTAGATCCTAGGCTTGCTCTCGTAGTTCAACACGCAATCGGTATGTCCGACGTACAGTTTCAAGTTTTAGAAGGAAAACGAACGCGTGAGGAACATGAGTTTTTATACTCAAAAGGTGCTACTCAAGACGCAATGCATAGCGCGCATTTTTATGGTTTAGCAGTAGATTTGATTGTATTTTTAGGAAATCGTCCAATTCTTGAAGTAGAGCCCTACCGAGATATTGCTCAGTGTATGCAGTACGCAGCAGAGCATGTAGGAGTTCCGATTCAATGGGGAGGTGCTCCTCAAATGGAAGACCTCAGAGATAATAAAGAGTTTTACGAAGATTTAACAAACAACTTTTTTGATTTATGTAGGGGCGCAGATATGCCTAGAACACCTACTATAAGCCCACATCATTTCGAGATACCCGTAGAATAAATGTTGACTTTATTTTTCAATTAGTGTATAATATACGCTGATTGGAGGACTTATGAATTTATTTTTTCTTGACGAAGATTTCGATGCGAATGCCGAAAGTCACGTCGACAAGCACATTGTAAAAATGCCCTTGGAAGTAGCTCAGATATGTTGCACTTGTATCTGGATTGATCTAGTCCTGGGGTTTATTCCTCGCGCTCTTACTAAAGAGGAAACGGCAATTCTGAATGAAGCGAAAGCTCCCGAGAAGCCACTCAAGCCAGAAGAGCGTACCGTTACACCTTACCTACCGATGATGTACAATCATCCCTGCACTATTTGGGCACGTAGTTCACTTGATAACTATGAGTGGACTCACTGCTATGGAAATGCTTTGGGAGAAGAATATCGTTACCGATATGGAAAACAACACAAATCAGTCACAGTCATTAATGAGCTACCCGATCCTATCAAAATGGAAAGACTTGGATTTACCACTTTCGGATTGGCAATGCCAGACGTGCTCAAAGACTATGACAATCCTATACAGTCTTATCGTGACTACTATCATCTCGATAAGGCTACTTTCGCCAGTTGGACTGGGAGATCTGCCCCCGCATGGTGGGATGATTCTCTCGCAGATTACGAGGCAAGGATCACGAGAAAATAAATGAAAAAGAAAAAAAGTTATAATCACCTTAAACTGGTAGCTTCTCGCTCCGGTCTATCAAAAGTAGACGACCAATATTTAGAGTTAGAGAAGCAACGAGAAGAAATCGAAGAACAAGCAAGATTAATTGCTGAAATGTATGGAGAACCAGACGAAGAATGAAAAAATTAGGCTTTTGGGTGTATGACACCTATAATTTCTTTTTCAGTCTCAAAGTAAACCCTTTACGACATATACCAAATGCGTTTACACAGTACATACTGATGTTTTATCTGTCGGTTATGTGGACTGTCGTATTTACGTTTTGGACTGGGTATAGTATTTATTTTGGTATTGGAAGTGTAGGAGGGCACTTATTAGTAATTAGCGCATTTTTTATTACTGCCCTTACTTTTCGAGATGCAGAAAAGAATGGGCATCTTTGGGTTCAAAGAGATCAGCAATCATGAGTACTTTTGATATTGTAGAAGTGTTTTATGCTGAAAACGAAAGAGTGTATAGAGTAATAGAAAAAACACCCGATGGACAAATACGAGATATTGCACGGCTTACTAGCAGAGAAAAAGCCGAACATTATATAGATGCTTATCAACCACAACTAGAGCCGGAGGAATAATTATGGGAGTAACTCTTGGAAAGTATAATTCTAAGTTGCTAAATGTAGAGCACCCTCCCCACTATAAAGCACATCCTAGTGGGGTTGAGTGTATTCAAATTACAGAACATATGAACTTTTGTTTGGGAAACGCTATAAAGTATGTTTGGAGAGCAGGGGTAAAGAGTAAGGATCCTGTCGAAGATTTAAGTAAAGCAGTCTGGTATATTAATAGGGAGATAGCAAAAATTGAGAAGAATCAAGAAGAAAGAGTCCGAGAACTTGTCCGATACGAATATACAGAAAGTAATAACCCTTCTAGCTGGCACACCGGCTATTTCCAAAAAGGAAGCCTGTGGTATCCTGAATATAGCATACAATACAGCACGACTTCAGAAGATCATAGATGACTTTCTGGAGACGCAAGCGTATAGACAAAAACGAAAGTCACAAAACAGAGGAAAATCAGCAACTCGAGAGGAAGTGGGAGATGCGGTTACTCGATTCTTATCCGGCGACTCAATCTCAGAAATCGCAGGAGGACTTTATCGTTCATCCGGATTTGTTAAAAGCATCATCGAGAGGATGGGCGTACCTCAAAAAGACGAAGGAAGGTATGATTTTCTTCCAGAAGAATGCGTGGCAGAATCCTTCGAAAAAGGGGAAATAGTCTGGTCGGCCAAATATCATGGCCCTGCCATAATTCGGGCCGAGCTGTCAGTAGATTATCAAGCTGAGCTTCCAGGGTATAAAGATGTAAACTACGAAAGTAAGTACGGTAGCAAAGCCTATAAGATCTGGGTACTAGAAAAAGTAGATGATGACTATAGCGAACGTTGGACTACTGCCACTGGAGGCGGTTTTACTGCTACACAGCTTGCGTATGATTTAGGCAAGCTGTCTCACCTTAAACAATATGGAGTCGACCTTAGTCGAATTTAGATGAAAAAAACAAAGTTATCTACTAGTATACATGCAGTATTATCAAAAGAATGTCAATCAGGAAAAACTACTTGGGTTATTAACAAGATTCTCGATGAGCAAGACTGTGATCACTTTTTGTTTACCTATGATAAAACTCCGGTTCTACAAGATGCTATAGGTAAGTTCTATGGCGAAGCAGAAAAAAGAGGTATATCTCAAAAACTTATTACAGATAAAAAAGATCTAAAGAAAGTTCAGAGAGATAGACTGAAAGGCGAACTGTACCCTGTTGTTTGTATATTTTTTGGAAATATTGGACACTTTATGGCTGCTAAAGCATTACTATCGATGAGTAAGCATACAGGAGTACCTCAGCATGTATACCTTGATGAGATTCATAGATACACTCTAGGGGAGGATATGGGGTCTGATGTTCAAATAGACAACTTTGTAAATGAACTACTAAAAAATAATCAATGTGACCATTTATGGTGTATCAGTGCTACGGCCCATGACTTACTTCATACAGATTTAGAATTTAGTGGAGACTCTATAGTTCTTAAACCTTACCCAAGATTTAAAGGGCTAAGACAGGCTCATTGGATTACACTTGACGAGCATGTATTTAAACAGTTATTAGACTCTTATAGTAAGTATAAGAATGAAGGCATAGATTCTGATCTTCCAGAAGAAATATACGAAGTACTAGATGTTTATGCCGCCCAAGATATGTTAATTAATCTTAATCCAGAGCAAAAGTTTCATGAGTGGATGGCAAGTAAAATTGTTGATGGGGGCTCCTACAATGGTACAATAAAAAGTTTAAGTGGAAACTTTATTGGTAAGTATTCAATGGCTATGAGTACTACTTTTCCCGATCATAATAAAATTTTGTACTATAACAAAATGAGCAATTCAACCCAAGTAGGTGCAGTAGTGCAAGAGCTAGGAAGAACTAATGGGCGAAAAACTCCAGTAATTATTACAACAGAAAAAGTAAAAAAAGCCGTTCTAAGTTACTTAGAGTATAATGATAGTATTATTGCCCAAGAAATTTACAAACTACCAGCGCAGGCTAGACAAAATTGGCTTAGTTCATACGAGCACGTAAATCCTCACATTATACCCGGAAGAAAGCACAAAAAGAATAGAGTAATAAGTTGTTTTACTACAAATACTGAAGGAAGTGAAGATACCTGTAATGAAGACTTTTACCAATTATTTTTACCGGACATATACTTCGGCATAGAATGGACAGGTAAAGCAGTCGGAATAGCGATAAAAAATGCAATTAAAGAAAGGGATCCTATGCTTTATGAGCGTATAAAAGATATGCCATATGCAACAGACACAGACACTAGAAGTGATGGGGATCTGTGGGTCAAGAAAAGAGAAGCAGAACCTCAAGTTAGATTTGGAAAAGATTGGTCACGTCCCGGGTATATATCTATAGTAGTCCGTAGAACTATGGATAAGGGTTTTGAGTCTTTTTATGATGTAACAGGAAATCTGTATACTAATAAAACAGAAAACATAGGATTTGTCCATACACTTAAAACCTTTGAAAAAATGAAAGAAGCAGAAGCAAGGATACATGCAGAACTTCAACTACTTAACTAAAAAAACTTCTTGACTTTCATCTTCAATAGAAGTATAATATGTGTATTGAAGATGAGGAAACCAATGGGATTTCGTTTTTATAAACAACAACTAGCCGCGACAGGAATGTGTCCTGGCGCAAAACTTACACAACTTAGAAGGAAACGTAAAATGGCATGGGACGACGATAAGAAGGCACAAGCTGTAGCTATGTATGAAGCAGCTGACCCTACTCCCGAAACATCAATGGAAATTGTCAAAGACATTGCGGATGAACTGGAAGAGTCACCTAATGGTGTTCGTATGATTCTTACCAAAGCTGGTGTCTATGTAAAGAAGAGCCCCGCTTCTGGTGGCAGCAAGGCAGCCTCGAATGGTGGTAGCGGCGCTCGAGTATCAAAAGCCGCCGCTCAAGAAGCTCTGATTGCTGCTATTAGCGATTCAGGTCAATCTGTGGATGAAGAAATCATTAGCAAGTTGACAGGCAAAGCTGCACAATACTTTACTACAGTATTAAATGCGGTAAACTCCGCAGGCTAACCTATTCTCTAAAGTAACCCCCGAAACTCTTGTTTCGGGGGTTACTTGCATTTTATTATTATAACCTGGACAGCACAGCAAAAAATTTTGCTAACCTACCAAAAGGAGTAATAATGAAAAAGGAAGAATTAGCAAATCTAATACGTGATTATGGGGACGCAATAATCACGTATCGAAGTGAAAAGTCGAATAAACTCAAGTATAATGTTTGTACATTAGACTTTTCTACGCCTTATATTCAAGAAAAAAAGAACAGAGCTAAAGAGTCCTCAAGTACGTTACTTACGTTTTGTTGGGATACGGATTCGTATCGCCTATTAAAACCCTCCAACGTAACAAGTGTCGTACCTCTTTCATCCGTTCTTAGAAATGAGAGGTAGATAGTTATGGAACTATACGCTTCTCCAGAAGTATATGAAAAAGTAATACACTATGACGAAGGCCGAGAACTTCAAGTAAGACTAACTATTAGTAATTTTCGGGGCGTAGAGTATTTACATCTAAGAAAATATTTTTTAAGCTTTGAGGAAGAGTGGCTTCCCACTCCTGACGGCATAGCATTTCCCCTAGATATGGATAACTCCAGGGAGTTGTTTTGTGGGCTAGTAGAAATTTTATCCTTAGCAGAAAGCAAAGAGATTATTCAAGAACATTTTTCAGAACTTTTAAGTACGGTATACACAAAATAATTCTTGACTTTTCTTTCTTCTTTCTGTATAATATATGGTCTAAGTGGGAGAAAGTATGAAAGAATTTTTTGAAAAATGCGAAGCTGCATATTTTGCAGGATGTCCGATTATTTCAGACGCAGAGTATGATGCGCTTGTAGCAAAGTGGAATCGTGATTCTGTTGGCTATAAAGTCACAGATGGAGTTCCTCATTTATACAAGATGTATTCTCTTCAAAAATATTTTGAATTAACTGACGCCCCCGATACTGCGGAGTACGTTTGTACCCCCAAGTTGGATGGGGCGGCCGTGTCTTTACTATATGTAAATGGACACTTCGCACTTGGCTTGACACGAGGGGACGGTAATCTTGGCCGAGACATTACCCTCAAACTGGAAGAGTTAGTACCTGCAACAATTCCTATGAAAGGAAATGTTCAGATTACTGGCGAAGTAGTTTGTCCCTCGACTGTCTCCAATGCCCGTAATGTCGCAGCGGGGTCGCTAAACCTCAAAGACATACATGAGTTTCGAGAGAGATCTCGAAATTTAGTCTTTGTTGCTTACGATATCCAGTTTGAGAATGACTACTCAAATTACAGCGATGCTATGAATGCATTGGCCCATGAAGGCTTTAATGTTGTTACGACCTTCAATGCTAGTAATTATCCTACGGATGGTCTAGTTTACCGTCTTAACAATCAGAAAGACTTCCAAAGAATGGGACATACAGCTCACCATCCTCGCGGTGCTTTTGCTCTTAAAGAACAGAAGGAGGGGGTGTATACAGAATTGCTCGATGTTGTGTGGCAAGTTGGCAAGTCAGGCGTAGTCAGCCCAGTTGCTATTCTTCGTCCAGTTGAAGTGGAAGGTGCCGTTGTGAGCAGGGCAACTCTACACAATATTGAGTACATTCGCAGTTTAGAACTAGAGATAGGCTGTACTGTAGAAGTTATTCGGAGCGGTGAAATTATACCCCGAATTGTTCGCAGAGTAGACCACCCAAAAAATAGTTCTTGACTTTTAACTCAATTTTTCGTATAATATATTCTATATTTTCGGAGTTCTATAAATGTTCATAGAGATCGTACCACCTACGGAATGTCCGTCTTGTTGTGGCGAGCTTACTTTTGTTCGTGATATTTTATACTGCCTTAATGGTACGTGTCAAGCACAAACATCAAAAAAGATTGAACACTTTGCAAAAACTCTGAAGATTAAGGGTTTAGGCCCTGCAACTATAGAGAGGTTAGAAATCGAAGACTTTGATGAGATTTACGGATTTACTGTTGAAGAACTGTGTCATAAATTAGGTGACAAAATTGGAACGAAGTTGTTCCAAGAAATCTGTAACTCTGCTTCGGCTCCTCTTGATATGGTACTTCCTGCTTTTGGCATCCATTTAATCGGAAAAACGGCAACGAAGAAGCTGTCTGAGACTGTGCAATCCATTACTGAAATTACACCAGACACTTGTAAGCGTGCCGGATTAGGACCTAAAGCTACGGAAAGTCTATGTACGTGGTTAGACGAAGAGTTTTACTGTTTTTATGACGGTGTTTTACCGTTTGATTACAAGTTTTTGCCGACAGTTGACTCTCTGCCGTCGTTAATGGATAGAGGGGTTGTTTGCATAACTGGAAAGCTTAAAAGTTTTAAGACTAAGGCCCAGGCAGGGACAGCACTCACTAACCTTGGCTATGTAGTAAAGTCTAACCTTACAAAAGATGTAACGATTCTAGTAAATGAGAGTGGTATGGAGTCGTCTAAAACTAAACAAGCCAGACAAACTGGCATAACTATCATAACGGATTTAAAATCCTATTTGGAGAAAAAATATGGCACTTCCTAAGTGGACTGATGAGCGTACTGCGGAACTTACTTCCTTTGTTGGAAATGAGTCCCCAGTATCTCAAGAAACTGTAGCTGAAGCTGCGGATCGTTTGGAGACTTCTACTCGTTCTGTTTCTTCTAAGCTGCGAAAAATGGGCTTTGAAGTAGAGCTGGCATCCGCCCGCGCTTCTAAGTCTTTCTCAGAAGCACAAGAGGCAACTCTTGTTTCTTTCCTCGAGAGCAACAGCGGTGAGTATACTTATGCTCAAATTGCTGACCATTTTGATAATGGAGCTTTCTCTGCCAAGCAACTGCAAGGCAAGATCCTTTCTATGGAGCTGACGGATCATGTCAAGCCCGCTCCTAAAGTTGAGTCTGTCAAGACTTACTCTTCTGAAGAAGAGGCTACTTTTATTAGCATGGTAAATGACGGCGCATTCGTCGAAGCTATTGCCGATGCTCTTAACCGTTCTGTGAACTCTGTTCGCGGCAAGGCTCTTAGCTTGCTTCGCTCTGGCGATATCAATGCTATTCCTCGCCAAGAGGTCACTAAAGGCACTTCCAAGGCTGATCCCTTTGAAGATCTTGCGGACATCGCGACTATGACTGTTGAGCAGATCGCAGAATCTATCGGCAAGACTGCTCGTGGTGTTAAGACTATGTTGACTCGTCGTGGTTTGGCTGCTGCCGACTACGATGGTGCAGCAAAAGCAGCAAAAGCAGCAGAGTAATTACCTTTTAGGTAATACAGCAACCGTAGCGGGATCGTTACGGTTGTTTTTTCGTGTTCATCGGGGAGATATAATTGAACGTCGCTAGTGCGCTCATCAAGCAAGTATTGAGCATTCAGGATTTTGAGACCTGGAGCTATGTGCGTAAGCACTATTTGCCGAAAGAGTACCACACTATTTTTTCCGTAATTGATAAGCACTGCGAGTCCTATCATAAACTCCCGTCTGTCGAAGAGCTGAAGCTATCCACTCGCGATACTTCTACTCTCGATAAGATATATGCGATAGAAACTCTTGAAGTTGATACAGAGCCATACATACTTTTACAGTATCTTAAAAACGAGTTTACTCAACGTGAGATACTAACAGAGCTGGATGACTATGTAGAAAACTCAATTTCTTTCGAGGATGCAGAAGAAAGCGTTCAGCATCTGCACGATATTATTCTTCGAGTAGAAGAAAAAGTAGAGCTTGAAGAACCTCAAGAGAGTATGCAACGTATCTCTTTATTTGAGGATGAAGAAGAGCTTGGAAAGTACCTGCGTCTCGGCTTGAACACAACATACGATAATATGATTCAATTCTCCCCGAAGGATCTTATTCTTGTAGGTGGTCGTCGAGGCGCAGGGAAATCCCTTACCTGTGCAAATATAGCAAATTCAGTATACCAAGACGGTAAGTCTGCGTTATATTTTACAATTGAGATGGACTCCAGGTCTATTCTCCAAAGACTTTGCTCTATTGCTACAGAGGTGCCGCAAGGGCGCTTAAGATCCAAAAACCTTAACGTAGCCGAATGGGAACGTGTTGCGGAATGGTGGGCTGGACGCTTTCAGCGGGGTCAAGACCTTCTTTCAGAGTATAGAGACCATCGTAAATTCGATGACTTTCATAAAAAACTTACTACTACCTGTGAACTTAATCCCGAAGCACAGTTAGATGTTATTTATGACCCTTCTCTTACGTTGGGTAAGATAAGAACAGAAGTTGAAATGAAAGTAAAGTCCTCTATGAATATTGGCGTAGTCATTGTTGACTATATCAATCAAGTAAAAAGGTCAAATGTTCCAAGTCGAAGCGGTCAATACGATTGGACTGAACAAATAGAAGTAAGCAAGGCTCTTAAGTCTATGGCCCAAGAGTATAAGATACCTTTCTTTTCTCCGTATCAAACGGATGCAACGGGCGAAGCTCGATTCGCAAAAGGTATTTTAGATGCTGCAGATGCAGCTTTCTCTCTTGAGCCGTGGCAGCACGAAGATAGTTGTGTAACTTTCAAGTGCGTAAAAATAAGAAATAATGAGCCCATTGATTTCACATCTACTATGGATTGGGAAACACTAAAAATGGGACCTGAAAACGCTTTGACTCCAGATCAGCGAGAGGACTCCTCTCACAAAACCGGAGAAGAAATTCAGGACATCTAAAAATATTTCTTGACACTCCCGTTGATTTCGTGTATAATATATGCTTAATCACGGGAGTTTTTTACTTATGGGGATGATATATGGCTCACTTAGGCACACCACATCTGGTAGAGTTAAGAAGAAAGTTCAAAGACGAGCTAAGACAGCTAAGCGCGTACTTTCCACAAACACTACGCAGTCTTATAGACGACCCACCCCAAAGTACCCAAGCGACGCCGGTACAGCTGGAGTTGCCGCTCGAGTGGAACCGCCACGTTACACGGGAACCCTTGTTAAAGGTATCGGAACCATGCATAAGTCAAATGCAATCCCAATTATCAACGAACAAGAAATGAAAGATTTAGCGAGGATGAGACGATAATGCACGATGCGCTTATAAACCATAGTCCAGAGATATGTCCTAACTGTGGAGAGCATATGGTAGGGGATGGGTATACACTCCCGTCTCACTGCCCTAACGCATACGAAGAAGACTGGTGGTATGAAGCGCCCGACAGCGGGCCTTGGCTTTGTAGTATTGATGATGAATATGATGAGCCTAGCGAAATGGATGAATGGGCGTCTTTTGATCCGGACTGTTAAATGAATACAGAAGATTTATTAGTTGAGAAAAAAATTCCATACTATGCAAAAGGTAAGGATTATTTAGTACAATGTTTAAATCCAGAGCACGACGATAGTAACCCAAGTATGAGAATAGACCAGATTACTGGTATATTTAATTGTTTTTCTTGTGGGTTCAAAGGTAACGTTTTTCATTTCTACGGGGAAAAAGCGAATCAGTTACAGCTCCGAAGAGAGAATTTAAAAAAGAAAATTCGACAAAAGATGTCGGAAGGTGCCGGATTATTTTTCCCGAAAGGCTACATGCCATATGAAGGGAACTGGAGAAACATTTCTTCAGATACTTATAAAAAATTTCAAGCATTTACCCACCATGACAAAGATCATATTGGGCGTCTTGTATTTCCAGTACGAGATATAAGCGGTAGAGTAGTATCTTTTAATGGACGACATATGTCTGGAGGAACTCCAAAGTATATGATTACTCCTCGAGGAGTAAAACTTCCTTTGTTTCCTACAGTGTCGCCAATTAAGAGTAGCGTTATTTTGGTAGAAGGCATCTTTGATGCGGTAAATCTACACGACAAGGGACTGAACAACGCAGTCTGTTGTTTTGGAACAAATAACATAAATGAAGAAAAGCTGGCATTATTAAGTCTGCAAGGAGTTACCAACATAGATATATTTTTTGATGGTGACGAAGCAGGACAAAAAGCAGCAGAAAATGTAAAAGATATGTGCGAGAAAGTTGATCTCACCTCCAGAAATGTTCATCTAGCCAATACTGACCCTGGAGCACTTATCAAATCTCAAGTTGAAACCCTAAAGGAGAGATTATATGGCTAACGTCGCCTTAATAGAGACGAAACCTTCAAGAACAAATTTTTCTCAAGAGTTCGATAGAGCTTTCGAGTTTGATCAGTTTCAATTATGTTCAGACCCTAGTATTAAAAAGGTCTTGAAAAGAGACTGTGATATTGAAATTGATACTGATGAGTATGAGTGGGTCATATTGGTTGGCTCAGATGCTCTAAAGTATTTTACTAAAATTAATTCAGTAACAGAATACTCAGGTAAAAAAGTAGAAAAAAAGTTTTTGCCTGTAATAAACCCTGCTATGCTTGCTTTTAAGCCGGAAGCTCGTAGAACGTGGGAAGATTCCAAAGCTAACATTATTGGTTACATTCGCGGTGAAATTGAGGACGCAGTAATTGATAGCAGTATTGCTTGGGGAATACAAGATACGGAGAAAGCAAATGAATTTATTCGTAGTGCCATCGACTACCCATGCGACTATATTGCTCTCGACTCTGAGACTACTGGGCTCTATCCTAGAGACGGCCATATGCTGGGTATTAGTCTTAGCTATAATGGTACTAGCGGGGCTTATATTGATACCAATTGCTTTGATGATACCACTGAAAAGCTATTACAGGAGTTATTCGATAAGAAAGCAGTAATATTTCATAATGCTAAGTTTGATATGGCATTCTTTGAGTATCACTTCAACTTTAAATTTTCAAAGTTTGAAGACACAATGTTATTACACTACCTCATAGATGAGAATCCCGGGACTCATGGCCTAAAGCAGCTTGCTATGAGATTCACTCCTTACGGGGATTATGAGAAGCCAATGTATGATTGGATTGACCAGTACAGAAAAGAAAATGGCATTCTCAAAGGAGACTTTCAATGGGGCTGGATTCCGTTTGATGTAATGCAAACGTATGCTGCTATGGATGCGGTTGTAACTTTTATGGTATATGAAAAGTTTGTAAAGATCAAGCAAAACAAGAAATTATGCTGGGTATATGATAATATCTTAATCCCAGGTACTAGATTCTTAACTGACACACAGGACAATGGCGTGCCTTTTGACAAGAAGCGTTTATATATTGCGCAAAATATTATGCAGGATGATATTGATAATGCTATCGCTGCGCTGTATAAAGACGAACGCATAAGAAAATTTGAGCAGTTTCAAGGTAAAGAGTTTAACCCTAATAGTACGCTACAGTTGCGTAAGTTAATGTTCGACTTTCTTCATCTTACGCCGACAGGCAAAAAAACAGGAACCGGCGCACATTCTACAGACGCAGAAGTTTTAACAGAGCTGGCAACGCAGTCTCCTGTGCCAAAACTAATCCTTGACATTCGACAGAAGTCTAAGATTAAAAATACTTACTTAGATAAAATTATCCCTCAGCTTGATAGGGACTCTCGGCTACGCACAGGATTCAATCTACATGGCACAACAAGTGGTCGATTGTCATCTAGCGGTAAGTTAAATATGCAGCAGCTGCCTCGTGATAATCCTGCTGTAAAAGGGTGCATCAAAGCCGCAGCGGGGTCAAAGATAGTTGCAATGGATTTGACCACTGCCGAAGTATACGTTGCTGCAAAACTAGCAAAAGATGAAGCTCTTATGGAGGTATTTCGTTCTGGAGGCAACTTTCATAGTACAATTGCACACACAGTATTTAAACTACCTTGTGCGGTAGAAGATGTAGCAGAGCTTTATTCTGATCGTCGGCAAGCAGCTAAAGCCGTAACTTTTGGTATTATGTATGGCGCAGGGCCAAAGAAAATTAGTGAGCAAGTTACTAAAGACTCGGGAGCCTATTTTAGCCAACAAGAGGCAAAAGAAGTTATTGATGATTATTTCAAAACTTTTCATAAACTAAAGTCTTGGATCGAAACAAATCAAAAGTTCATTGAGCAAAATGGATTTACATATAGCTACTTTGGCCGTAAAAGGAGATTACCTAATGTCGCCTCAGAAGATAAAGGTATCAAGTCTCATAGCATTAGGTCTGGTCTTAATTTTCTGGTGCAGTCTACTGCTTCTGATATTAACCTCTTAGGTGCTATTGACATGAACGCATTTATTAAAAGTCAGAAGATGAAGTCTAAAATCTTCGCACTTGTGCACGACTCTATTCTTGCAGAAGTTCCTGAAGATGAAATAGATTTTTACTGCGAAAACCTAAAAAGATTTATTCAAATGGATAGAGGAGTATCTATTTCCGGAGCCCCTGTAGGTTGCGACTTTGAAATAGGTGACGACTATTCTATGGGTAAGTTTGAAAAACGATACTTGTGATTATAACTTATAGAGATATAGAAAAAATAACGTTTCCCGTATTTAATTTACCAAATGGAAACTGGCAGCTCTTAGACGGGCTGCTTTTTCTTGATGATTTAATATTAGACGATAAAAATATGCGGGGGAATAATCTTGGAATAAGAAGAATACAAACTCCTCACGAAAACTTATTCATATTAAAAAAGTCATTAAATAGTCATATTGGCATAATTAAATCGAGAGATAAGCACTTTATTGATTACAAAGGATCAGCTTTTATCTATGAAAAAACCAAGGTATGCCCCATAAAATACCACAATATCCGAAAGATAACAAAAAAGGGAGTTGCATCTGTGCTTCATTTAAATGGTATAAAAACGGGCTTTATTGTGCCCAGGCCTCCACCAAGTGACTGTACTTGGGCAGGAGTACTTTACATATATAATATGCCTTGGATGCTATATGACTATGCTAGCGAGCGACTAAAAAATAGTAGAAAAAAAGTATGAAAGCGGTAATTAGTAATCGAATATTATTAGAAGTAACGCCGGAATATAAAGAAGTTCTCAGTAAAGAACTGACATATAAAGTACCGGCCCCTAACCCTAAAGACCCTCCTCTTGTGATAAAAAACATGGCAAGAGTACGAGATAATTTAGTTAGTATACCTATTGGAAGAAAGGATTTAATACCAAATGAGTATGAAGTGGTTGACAAGAGGCTTATGGTGCCTGCTGATTTTCCTGCTTTTCAGTATGTACTCCGCGAGTCTCAACAGGCAGTATACGACGAACTCAACGATAACTGCATCATCAACGCGTGGGTGAGTTGGGGAAAAACATTTACAGGTCTAGCGATCGCAGGAAAACTTGGACAAAAAACATTAGTAATTACACACACTGTCCCCTTGAGAAATCAATGGGCAAAGGAGATAGAAAAAGTATATGGTATCACCCCTGGAATTATTGGCTCTGGTAGTTGGAACACCGATTCTTGTATTGTGGTTAGTAATACCCAAACACTCTACAGAAATATCGATAGAGTTCGAAAACTTTTTGGAACAATTATCTTGGACGAAATGCATCATGTATCTTCGCCAACGTTTTCAAAAATTATCGATACTAATCATGCAAGATACAAAATTGGACTGAGCGGAACAATAGAAAGAAAGGACGGAAAGCACGTTGTTTTTCGTGATTATTTTAGTCAAAAAGTGTTCAAGCCCCCAAAAGAAAACTTTATGACCCCAAAAGTAGATATTATAAAGTCAGAAATAAGGTTTATGGATGGTGCACGAATACCGTGGGCTAACAGAGTTACTAATCTAGCAACAAACGAAGAATACATTCACACAGTTGCAATGCTTGCGTCTTACTATGCAGCAAGAGGGCACAAAGTTCTAGTAGTATCAGATCGAGTAAACTTCTTAAAGAACTGTGCTATACTAGCAGGCGAAAAAGCAGTGTGTGTTACAGGAGATGTTCCTCACGAAGAAAGAGAAACATTGTTAAACGAGATAAATTATGGAAGTAAAAACATTCTTTTCGGTACTCAAGCAATATTTAGTGAAGGTATATCAGTTAATGCCCTCTCTGTCCTTATACTCGGTACCCCTATCAACAATGAGCCCCTCCTCACCCAGCTTGTCGGAAGAGTCATCCGAGAGCGAGAAGGGAAAAAGACTCCTGTAATAGTAGACATTCATCTCAAAGGGAACACTGCTCGAAAGCAGGCTTCTAATAGAATGGGATACTACATGAAGCAGGGTTGGCAAATCAATCAAGTCTAGAAAAATAGTTCTTGACATTTAAGTGATATTCTAGTATAATATGTTATTATTCGATTGGAAAAAGATCTATACTACAGCAGCGGGGGATCCTACAGATATAGTAAGGATCTTAAGAATGCTGGTGGAAAAAAGAATTCCAAAGAATAAGTACGATAAAGAATATTTTTACTCACAAATTAATTTTGACGGCACAAGTTTTCTTGTTCATCCTGAAAGGCTCCTATATAATGGATATAAGTACACTTTTCGAGAAGTGGCTATATATACAGGCGTTGCTGCTCTTAGGTCTCTTTCTGATTTCTATGCTACTAATAAGATGACCTTGGATGTACTACTTGTACCCGAAGAAGCTTTACCATACATTTATGAAAATAGGCTACTGGAAGTAGAAAATGATAAAATTTATTTTCTATATGAAGGAAGTCCTGACAAAAAGGAGATACATTAATGGCACTTACATTTAACAAAGCAAAGGGCGCTGCTCAAAAAAGCTCAATTAACACTTTTGTTCCACAGGACGGCGACAATAATGTTCGCCTTGTAGGCGACGTATTGGCTCGTTACGTTTACTGGATCGAGGGAGAGAACGGCAAAAATATTCCTCTAGAGTGTTTGTCGTTTGATAGAGATGAAGAGCGTTTTAACAATCAAGAAAAAGATTGGGTTCGAGAGTACTATCCCGATCTCAAGTGTGGCTGGAGCTACGCTATGCAGTGTATTCATAATGGCGATCTTAAAGTCTTTAACTTGAAGAAGAAGCTTTTTGAACAAATTATGACAGCAGCAGAAGATCTTGGAGATCCCACTGACGTAGAGACTGGCTGGGATGTTAAGTTTAAGCGGGTTAAAACTGGTCCGTTGCCCTATAATGTAGAGTACCAAGTACAGGTACTCAAGTGCAAGTCTCGTCCGTTAGACACAGATGAACTTGCACTTATTGCTGATCTGAAGTCAATGGATGACGTAATGCCTCGTCCTACTCCAGACGCACAAAAAGAACTTCTTGACCGAGTTCGAGAGGGCGCTAGCAGCCAAGCTAACGTAGACGAAGAAGCACTTGAAGATGAGTTTAATGTTGCATGATTCTTTTTACAGCCGATTGGCATATCAAACTGGGGCAGAAAAATGTCCCAGCTTCTTGGGCCTTAAATCGTTATAAATTATTTTTCGAACAACTTCATAGTTTAGAAAAAATGTGCAATATGCACATTATAGGAGGCGATCTCTTTGATCGCCTTCCTAATATGGAAGAGTTAGAACTTTATTTTTCTTTTATACGAAATGTTAAAATACCCACTATCATTTATGATGGAAATCATGAGGCTACTAAAAAGCACAAGACTTTCTTTACTCAATTAAAGCAAGTAAGTAGGGATATAAATCCTCTTGTGCAAATAGTAGACATTTCATATGTCGATAAAGATATAGGTTTTAGTATTCTTCCTTACACAGAGCTACATAGAAAAGAAAGTATTGAAAAGTTTGATACAAAGTTTCCTTTATTTACTCATGTACGCGGCGAAATTCCTCCCCATGTCAAGCCAGAGGTGGACTTAGACAGGTTTGAAGATTTTCCTATCGTATTCGCAGGAGACTTACACGCACACAGTAATACGCAGCGTAATATTGTATATCCTGGCAGTCCCATGACTACTTCTTTTCATAGAACTTCTGTAACTACCGGCTATCTTTTAATAAATCCAGACGATTGGTCGTGGATATGGGAGCCTTTTGACCTTCCACAATTGATAAGAAAGACAGTACGAACCCCGGAAGAAATGATACCTACTGAGTACGATCATACAATCTATGAAATAGAAGGAGACATACAAGCTCTTGCTGAAATTAAAAACTCTGAGCTACTTGATAAGAAAGTAGTTAAAAGAAATAGTGAGGCCGCACTTCTCCTTGATAAGGAAATGACTGTTCAAGAGGAGCTAACAGAATACTTGCAATTTGTACTCGAAATAGAAGAAGCACGAATACCAGATATTATAGGAACTTTTAATGATTACGCTTCAAAAGTTGCAATGGAATAATTGTTTTAGCTACGGAGAAAACAACGAAATAATTTTAGATGGACGAACTCTTACTCAAATACTAGGAACTAATGGTATGGGTAAGAGTTCTATTCCTTTAATTATTGAAGAAGCTCTGTACAATAAAAATTCAAAAGGTATAAAGAAGGCAGATATTCCGAATCGTTATGTAAATAATGGTTATGACATTATTCTTCACTTTACTCGAGATGCTGATGAATATAAAATTACAGTAAATCGTAAAAATAATATTAAAGTAAAGTTCGAAAAGAATGGCGAAGATATATCAAGCCACACTGCTACAAATACCTACAAGTCTGTGCAAGAAGTTATAGGTATAGATTTTAAAACCTTTTCACAGCTTGTATACCAAAATACAAACGCAAGCCTACAATTCTTAACAGCCACAGATACTAATAGAAAAAAGTTTTTAATTGAGCTTTTATCATTAGAAAAGTATGTAGATCTTTTTGAGTTATTTAAGGCAGCTTCCCGAGATATATCTATGGAAGTAAATGCGCTTGATAGTCAGATAAGTACGATTGAAAAATGGTTACATAATAATAAATTGACAGATACTACCGTACTGCCGATGTTAAATTTAGAAATCGATACGGAAGAAGAAGAGAAAGAATTCCGATTTTTAACAAAAGAAATTGAAAATATTTCCGAAAAAAATAAAAAAATTTCTAAAAATAATTCTTATAAAGAGCTGTTAAAGCAAATCGATATTGATGAAGCTAGAAAATGTACAATTAGTAAAAAAGAATCTTACGATGACTTACAGTCGGAAACAGGAAGCCTCAACGGGGTCGTAGCGGGGTCGCAAAAACTTTTAGTAAAGCTAGAGAAACTAGGAGATCACTGCCCAACTTGTGAACAGGCCATAGACCCGAGATTCAAAGAGGGTCTTATCGACAGTGAAACAAAAAAAATTACGGAGGCAAAAGAAAAGCAGAATGAAATTGAAACAAGAATATCAGAAATTAAACGAAATAATAGAGATTACGACAATGCTAGAAAAATTGAAAGAGACTGGGAAGACATGTATCGAAGTATCGATCGAACTCTGCCAGTGGCCCTCTTGGATAAGAATGAGCTGGACGAGCGCTTGGCTAGAGTACAGGATGACTTGGGCAGAAGAAAAAGCGAAATGGAGCGTATCTCGAAAGAAAATGAACAGCGAACAAAACGCAACACCAGAATACAAGTAATTCAAGAACAAACAGATGAACTTTGCTCTCAGCTAGAAAAAGCAAATGAAAAGTTAAAGAGTATAGGGGAGCTTTCATCGAACTTAGAAGTATTAAAAAAATCTTTTAGCACTAATGGTTTGATTGCGTACAAGATCGAAAATCTTGTAAAAGAGTTAGAGGAACTCGCAAACCACTATTTAGCAGAGCTTTCAGACGGTAGATTTACACTTGAGTTTGTAGTAACAAATGACAAGTTAAATGTACAAGTCACTGACAATGGAAATGTTGTAGATATTCTTGCACTTTCGAGTGGAGAACTAGCCCGAGTTAATACGGCAACTCTTATCGCAATTCGAAAGCTTATGAGCAGTATTTCCAAATCTAGAATAAATGTATTATTTTTAGATGAAGTTATTAACGTTCTCGACGAAACAGGCCGAGAGAAAATAGTAGAAGTTCTTCTTCAAGAAGATCTGAATACTTATATTGTTAGTCACGGATGGAGTCATCCACTGCTTGAAAAAATAGAGGTTATTAAATGCGACAACGTCAGCAAGTTAGAATATTAAACAGATTATCATCTAGTAGGCGGCAACAATGGCTAGTACAGGAGGAGAAAGAAAGAAATGAGAGAGTTAGTAGTGGAAGCACTGAAAGCGAAATACTTCGGGAAGATGAAGGAAGCAGAAGCAAATATAGAAATATATCTGGAAAACCCAGTTGGTATTGGAGAGCACCCAGAAATACTCGACGCAATTGACTCACAAATTGAAAAACTTGTAGAAGCGCAAGAAAAGTTTAAAGCATTAGAAGAATTCGACCATGGTGGATAGTAGGGCAAAAGGGGCACGAGGAGAGTATCTTGTTCGAGATATCCTGCGAGAGTACACAGATCTACAGTTTGAAAGAGTTCCTAATTCAGGAGCTTTGGAATATCTAAAAGGAGATTTATATATACCGCATGAAAAGAATAAGTACTGTATAGAGGTAAAAAACTATGCGGATTCTCCTCTTACGGATAAAATTTTTACTGCCCCAAAAACTAATAATCTCATTCGCTGGTGGACTAAAGTACAGATGCAGGCGGCTCAAGGAGGACAAGAGCCTTTGTTATTTTTTAAATATAATCGTTCTCCCGTATTCGTAGTTACAGCCGATAAGCCTAAAAACTTTTCTTTATGGATTAATATAAATTTTTTAGGGTGTTATGTAATGGTTGCGGAGGAATGGTTAAAAAATGAAAAACCGGAGTTTTTATAATGGCATTTAATTTTGAAGATAAGCTATTTAATGATGAATACTCCCCGCAGTCTACTTTAATTGTAGACTCTTTAAATCTAGCTTTTCGATGGAAGCACCAAGGAAGGTCAGACTTTAGGTATGAATTTGAAAGTACAGTTCAAAGTCTAGCAAAATCATACGGCACAGATAGAGTAATTATTACTGCGGATTGGGGAGCTTCCTCTTATAGAAAAATAATTAGCGGAGATTATAAACAAAATAGAAAAGAAAAAATTGCAGAACAAACAGAAGAAGAAAGAATAGCATTTGAAGAGTTTTTTGAAGAGTTTGAAGCCAGTCTAGAGGTAATGAAAGAGGGCGGCTATGTAGTTCTTCGATATAAAGGAGTGGAAGCAGACGACCTTGCGGGACACTTAGTAAAATATAAAGATAAATATGGGCTAGGAGATATTTGGCTTATATCAAGTGACCGAGACTGGGATTTGCTAGTACAAGAAGGTGTAAGTAGGTTTTCTTATGTGACGAGGAAGGAAGTCACGCTAGAAAATTGGAGTAGTCACTATGACTGCACTCCCGAAGAGTACATCTCTGTTAAGTGCTTGATGGGGGATAAAGGAGATAATGTTGCGGGCTTCCCCGGGATTGGCATAAAGCGCGCAGTAAGTCTTGTAAAAGAATATGGTAGTGCTTATGATATTTATGAAGCCGTACCTATACATAGTAAATATAAATTTATACAAGGATTGAATGAAAATCCAGAGCAGATTCTTAAAAACTATGAGTTAATGGACTTATTAACTTATTGCGATGATGCGCTAGGTGCAACTAATTTTAAGGATATACGAGGGAGAATGTTAGATGGGCTATAACGTAGTTGTCGACTATAATCGAGACGCGTATTTATCAGAGTTTAGTAAAAAAACTTTGGAAGATAGATATATGATTGACGGAGAATTATCTCCCCAAGATGCTTTTTCACGTGCAGCAAAAGCATTCGCAAATGATGAAAAGCACGCACAAAGACTATATGACTATGCTAGTAAGCTTTGGTTCATGTTTAGTACCCCAATTCTTTCAAATGGCGGTACTACAAGAGGGCTGCCTATTAGTTGTTTTTTAAACTATGTGGATGATAGTCGAGAAGGGCTTACAAATCATTATACTGAAAATGCTTTTTTAAGTAGTGTTGGTGGGGGTGTAGGAGGATGCTGGAACGGGGTTCGGAGTGTAGGCTCGAAAACGAGCAATGGCTCCGAAAGTACTGGCGTTATTCCTTTTATGAAAGTTGTTGATGCCGAAATGCTTGCGTTTAGCCAGGGAGTAACACGTCGGGGAAGTTATGCTGCTTATCTGGACATGTCCCACCCAGAAATAGAGGAATTTTTAGATGTTCGAAAGCCTACTGGCGGTGATATTAACCGTAAGTCTACTAACCTTCATCATGGGGTCGTGGTTTCAGATTCTTTTATGGAGCTCATCGAGCGAGCCACAAGAGAAGAAGGATTTAATGATAGTTGGGATCTTCGCGATCCTCATACTGGCCGCATTGTAAAAACGGTATCCGCAAAAACACTTTGGGTAAAGTTGATTCAAAATCGTGTAGAGACGGGGGAACCTTACATTATGTTTGGGGATACCGTACAAGAAGGATTACCAGAGTGTCAAAAAGAGAAAGGTTTAAAAGTACACCATTCAAATCTTTGTAGTGAAATTACTCTTGCTACAGATGAAGATCGTACTGCCGTGTGTTGTTTATCAAGTGTAAATCTAGAAGAATTTGATGAGTGGCAACACGATGAGAATTTCATTCCAGACCTAGTTGCAATGCTTGACAATGTACTTTCATACTTTGTTGAAAATGCCCCTCGTGAGCTATGGAGAGCAGCGTATAGTGCTATGCAGGAAAGAAGTATTGGTCTGGGGGCAATGGGCTTTCATGCCTACCTACAAAGACATAATCAGCCATTTGAAGGTATAATGGCAAAGAGTGCAAACATGAGAATGTTTAAACACATAAAATCGGAGGCAAATCGTGCAACTCTTAAATTGGCTATGGAAAGGGGCGAAGCTCCTGATGCAGTCGGCTACGGAGTTCGTAATGTTCACTTGTTGGCTGTTGCTCCTAATGCTAGTAGTTCCATTATTTGTGGTAACACTAGTCCAAGCATCGAGCCTTATCGCGCTAACGCGTTTACTCAAAAAACTAAGTCCGGGTCAAGTCTACAAAAGAACGAATATTTAGAGCATATCCTTCAAGAATTAGGAGAAGATACAGATGAAGTATGGAAAGGAGTTATTACAAACGGTGGTTCGGTTCAACATCTTGACTTTCTTGATGATTGGACAAAAGACGTATTCAAAACTGCAGTGGAAATTGACCAGAGATGGGTTATCGATCTCGCAGCCGATCGACAGCAATATATCTGTCAAAGTCAATCTTTAAATGTGTTTTTTCCTGCAAATGTGTCAAAGCAAGAGCTTCACGCTATTCATATGATGGCATGGAAAAAGAAAGTAAAAACTCTATATTATTTAAGAAGTGAAGCGTACAAGCGGGCTGAAAAAGTTTCTGATGAAGCATTACGGCAGTATATTTTTGACAGCTTGGACGAAGGCGCGTGTTTAGCGTGTGAGGGTTAATATGAGTAATTTGTTACAGGAAAGAGAATATTATAAGCCTTTTAATTATCCGTGGGCTTTTAAACATTATAAGACTCAACAGCATATGCATTGGCTTCCTGATGAAGTGAATCTTGCGGATGACTTGCGAGACTATCGAGATAAGTTGACTCCCGAAAATCGTCGACTTATTAATCAGATTTTTAGATTCTTTACCCAAGCTGATGTAGATGTTTGTTGTGGATACGCAAAGCATTATCTACCCACATTTAAGCAGCCAGAAGTAAGAATGATGCTATCAGCTTTTGCTGCAATGGAAGCGGTACACCAAGAAGCTTATTCATTATTACTAGAAACCCTTGGTTTTGGGGATGATGAATACCAAAAGTTTTTTGAACATAAAGAAATGATGGACAAGCATGAGTATCTTTCAAATTTTGGAATGGATACTCCGATGAATATTGCAAAAACAATGGCGATTTACTCTGGGTTCACCGAAGGAGTACAGTTATTTAGTAGCTTTGCAATTTTGTTAAACTTTCCAAGACATAATTTGATGAAAGGTATGGGCCAGATTGTTACATGGTCTGTTCGTGACGAAACTTTGCACGTTGAAGGAATGTCACAGCTTTTCCGTACTTTTATTCATGAAAATTCTCAGCTATGGACTGATGATCTAAAGTATGAGATTTACTGCGCAGCCGAACGAACAGTAGAACTGGAAGATGCTTTTATTGATTTGTGCTTTGCGGGGGCGTCTATTCCTGACCTAACCCCGGAAGAGGTAAAAGAATATATTCGATATATTGCGGATCGTAGACTTCTTGGTCTAGGAATGAAGAAAATATTTAGCAGTGATAAAAATCCTTTACCTTGGCTAGATTATATGCTAAACGGGGTAGAGCACACTAACTTTTTTGAAAACAGAGCCACTGAGTACTCTCGTGCAAGTACTACAGGTAACTGGCAAGATATATTTAAATAGGAATTTACAATGACAGAAGAAACGGATCGACCTACTATAACATTTGAAGGCGACAGCTATTTTATAGATGAGTTGTCAGATAAGGCAAAATATTTTACGGGGCAGCTTCAACAGCTTGCCAAAGAAATAAATGACTGTCAAAGCCTAAATCATCGACTAGAGCTCTCAAGATCAGGATTTATTGATTTATTGCGGCTAGAACTTAGCAAAGAAAGTGAAGAAATTGTAGAGGAGCCTAATACAGATGATTGATATACCTCTTGCAGACGAAGGTGGGTGGGAAGACTCAGGAGAAACTAAAAAGCGCCTAGAAGATAATCTTCCTCCTACTCCAGAAAATAATTTATCTGAGCGCGCTATTGTGTATCTTGCACAAATTCAAGATTTACAGCAGCAGTTAGAACAAGAACATCTAAAAGTTCAAAGGCTTGAAATGGCGATAAAGGGATTTAGTATAGCACTTCAAGAAGAAATGGAAAAGGGGCAATAGCCCCTTTTTTATTACCCTTGTAACGCTGCTGCTGGTGGTGTGAAATTAGCTGTATACCTGCCCAATCCATTTGTTATTCGTACATCGCTTAAATATCCATTAAACTGATCAGTATTATTTACTCTCTGCCTTCCAATTTGCATAGGAACTGTTGCAGTAAATGCAGTGCTGCTTGTAGCCGAGTCTACTTCTGTGCCATCTATAAATAATTTTACAGTAGATCCTGTTCTTGAAACTGCGATATGGTACCATTGACCCGTAGTAACGGTTGAGGTACTGGGATCTTGTAATAACGGAGTTGCATCAGCATAAAAAGATATTGAACTTCCTGTTGATCTCCAATAAAGTTCCCAACTTGCAGAATTACTGTTATCATACTTTTCTATTATTACTCTGCTTGAAGAAAGAGAATCAAAATATGTCCAGCATTCGATTGTAAAATCTTTAGTTAGATTAAACACAGGATCATGTGATACTTCTATATAATCACCCGAACCGTCAAAATACATAGAAGAACTCAAATACTTTGTTTGAGTAGTAGAGGATTGAGTATTTCCTGCTAAAATTGCATTAGATGCCGTTTGTGATTTATCTATAAT